GAGGGTGCGGCTACCGCACCGCAAGCCGCCGAACTGCGAGCCCGGCATTTGCTTGATATTTGAACGTCAACCCATTCAGAACTTTTTTTCATCAACCCTCGGACTTCAAAAAAACATGTCTGACGCATCCAAAATCGAAACCAACGGCGTCAATCCGGTGCCCGACAATGAACGCTACGGCTGCCCGTTTGACCTTTTCCCCGTTTGGTTTTCCTGGAATATTTCCATCTTCGGCATTACGCTCGGCATCTACGTTTTTGGCTTAGGCCTTTCGGTCTGGCAGGCGATGCTCGCGGGCGTCATCGGCTACTTCCTCTCCTGCGCCTTGGTGGGCATCCTTGCCGTCGGCAGCGTCCGCACGGGGCTTCCGACCCTTGTGCAGTCGCGCTTGGCGTTCGGTTATCACGGCAATAAACTCCCGACCTTCTTTGGCTACCTCGCCAACATGGGCTGGAAGGTGACGCTGCTCTCGATGGCTACGACGACGCTCGCCGATTTGGTGGCCAACCTCGTCCCCGGTCTCCTCAACGACAAGGGCATGCCGGTGGCCGGATGCACGCTCGGGTGTTTCGCCGTCGTGCTCCTGCTCACGATGAGCGGCGCCATTTACGGCCATCAGCTCATCATCAAGATTGAGAAGGCAATTGCCTGGCTGACGGGCATTTTCACGATTGTCTATCTCTTCTTTTTCATTCCGAATATCAATTTCTCGGCGCTTTCATCCGCGCCGAGCGGCAGCTTCGCCACTTTTGTCGGCGGCATCGTTCTTTCGATGACCATGGTGGGTCTCGGGTTCCTGAATTACGGCGGCGACTATGCCCGTTATCTCCCGCGCAAAACCCCTGCGCGCGGCGTCATTTTCTGGACCACCACCGGCATTGCAGTGCCTGTTTCTGTGCTCCTCATCCTCGGGGTGATGCTCGCTGTCGGCAATCCCGCCCTGCTTGAAAAAGCCAACCATGAGCCGCTCGCCGCTTTGACCGGCATTCTGCCCTTCTGGTTCTATGTGCCTTTCTCGCTCATCGTCATCATCTCGCTGATTTCAGCCGGCATGACGGGCATCTACAGTTCTGGACTTGCTCTGCTCGCACTCGGCGTGCCGATGACGCGTCTGGCCACTACGATTCTCAACGGCGTGATCATCGCGCTCGGTGCCTACTATCTTCTCTTTATCTCCGACAGCTTCGTGTCGACCTTCCAGTCGTTCCTCGCGCTGATCTCGGTAGTGATGGGTACGTGGGGCGCCATTGAAATGGTCGACTTGCTGCGTCAGAAGCGCATCGGCTGGGACTGCAAACTCGCACTTGCTCCGGGTGAGGGCGGTGAATCCGTTCGCTGGACCGCTTTCGGGTCGCTTATTTTCGCGAGTCTGATTGGTCTGGGCACGATTACTTCGTCAGATCCCTACATTGCCCATGCGGTGAGTTTCCTGCTGCCGGCGGGTTCTGAAACGAGCGTTTTTGCGCGTGCCAACATCGGACTTGTTGCGGCAATGATCATTGGCGCATCGCTTTATGCGGTGCTCACCTTTGTGCTGCAAAAGGGCAGTCATCTGAAGGCTGAATAATTTTTCGGGGCAGCCCCTTTGAGCCGGCAAGCACACACTGCGCACCGGCCAAGGAGCTGCAGAGACATGAACCGGCGCCGAACAGAGCTCAATGTCGGCGCCGTTTCTTTCGTTTCGGTGCGGCAAAAACAGAAAACCCGCCGAAGTCTTGCGACTTGCAGCGGGTCTCGTTAACGACAGTTGTCGTTGAATTCTGTGGTGCCCGGGAAAGGAAGCGAAACCGCTGAATTTCTTTCGGAAAATCAGGATATTGCAATCGCCGCTGTAATTTGCGCTGTTGCATATTGCGAATTTTCTTCGAAAGTCACCCGTGACGCAAGCTTTGGCAAATCCGCTTCATATGTCTCTGCGACGTTCCAGCCACCGGAAAACCTCACCAGAGAACCATCGGCGTTCTCGAGTGCCTACCAAAACCGCACGGGGAAAGTCTTTGTCTTTGACCATCTGATGCATCGTATGACCGTTATAAGCGAAGCCCGTCAGCGCTTCGATATCGCGAAGTGAGAGCAGCGCTTTGGGTGCCGAGGCTTTCGCTACTAAAGTTGCTGAGCGTTCAATGATTGCCGCTTTCATGTCGTCCGTCAGTGCGATTGGTAGTGACATAGCGTTATTCATGAATTATTCCTCCTCCTCGTCGTCCTCATCTGGCTCCTGATCGTCCCAAGGTTTGAAGCGAACTTCATTACTTGCACTACCAAGAATGAAGAAGATACCTGGCTTAATGTTCCACACGAGGCCGTCCCACATCCAGGCTGCTTTCTTTGTTAAATTGTCTTCCTTGTATTCAACTCGGTAAAAACCCTTTTTTGGCGGCAGTACTTCCGGCCATTTGTTCCACTTTGAGGGATCGTATTCTGGTTCTTCTTCGATGGCCGAATCGCTGATTTTTAGTGTTATTGCGACACCTTCGCACGGCAAAAGAAGAGCGTATTTGTCGCCTTCCCAACGTCCAAAGCGAAGAGACAACCTCTCACCAAACTCAGGATCTATTGCCTCGATTTTGGCTTGAAGTTCTCTGTTCTTAAGCTGGTATTTCATTTTTGACCTCCTGAGACTTGAAGATCTTTTTCGAGCTTTTGGATTCGACATTCGAGTATGAAGATAGCTGCAATCGTGTTGTTAAGGTCTTCGCCTTCCTCAATCAGCTCTTCAGCTCGTTCTTTACACAAATCAAGATCGTCGAAGGGCAGTGACGAACGTATCATGTTTACTTCGTCTCTCAGCTCGTCAATGGTGAGGTCATAAAAGTTCATCTTTTTTCTCCTCGTTAACCACTTCTGCCATGCTCTTAAGCCCGGCGTAATTCCGGTCTTCGGCTTGCTGAATTACGTCGCGGAAAGCATCGTAAAAGGTGAATGCCGTCGCGCGGCTCGGCATTTTGTTGCGGACCTTATAGAGCTCCCGCATTTTCTCGTCGTCAACTCTTTCGTAAGCATTGACATCAGAAAGAAAGGCGTAGAAGCGATTCGCTATCCAAAATTCATAGATAGTCCTGCGAAACTCGAGCCGAATCCAAAAATGACTGCACGAGATGAGTTTGACCTCATCGAGGTTGTCTAGCAGGACGTGAAAGAACGCATCGACGCCCTCATCGGTCGGGTGGTTTCGAATCCACACGCTCGGTGTGAAAAGCACGCGTAGAAAGTTCTTAATCATCATTTTCGATCTCGGCGATTCGTTTTTCGATCTTTTCGATGGTTCGATTTATCGTTCCGTCCGTCACGAAAAACATCCCCTCATCTTTTATAACGAGCAAATGCAGTGTTTCACATTTAGAGCGAAACAATTCCATCATGGCCGCCGTCAGCGTCGACAACACATAAGCAGATTCGTCATGCCTATTATCCCGAAAGCGATTCAGCCACCAAATAGCTTTCTGGAGATCCAGCTTTTCGGAGCCTTTATACGGCGCTCGGAGGATGTATTCGGCGGCCGATGCTAGCGGGTGAGGAAGCCGCTCGGTTAGGTCGACCGGCTCCAGTACGATCCGGTACTTTTCGTAATGAGCTGGATGGTTGACGAGATCGATTTCTTCAGTCATTTGCATTTTCCTTGTTGTCAACATTGATTCCATAGCGCTCCAAAGTGCGCTCGATTTTGGAATTGCGGATTTCTTGAATTTTTTCTTGAAGCTCTGGGAGGGGGTATAGGATCTGTTCAAGCATCACTTGACAGTCCGCCAGCTCCGAGAGCATTTCTTTGTACTTCTCGCCGGCGTCTCCGTCTCCGAAGTACGTCGCGCGGCGGTATTGAAGAAGCGCTGCGGACGCTTCTGCAAACTCCTCTGCTGCCCGCGAGAAAATCAGGTCGAACCCCGATCGGTCGGCAATCGCCTTGATTCTCGGGTCGGTCTTTTTCATGCTCATATTTCTCATCGTTTATGCCGTCAGTTCTAGGTTAGGATTTCGAGCTATCAAACCTTCTTGCAACAACCGTCGATAGAAGTAAAAGATCCCTTTTCCGGTGACGTGCGCGTGTGTTTTCTGATCCTTTTCACCATCGGAATGCGTGAAAGAATGAAAACGCGTCACCATCAGTCCTTTGTTGATTGAAAACTGCATGGCTTGCGTGCCCTGTTTATAGATAAAGCCGTTCGCGCGAAGCCAATCAAAAAATTTCTTTGGACGGATGCCGAGCGTTTTTGACGCTTCGGTGATGGTGTGTTCGGCATCTGATGCGGTGACCGCCTCGGCAAAATCGATCTTTGGGGCGTCCTGCCTCACTTTGTGTTCAAGAGCTTGCCGAAGCTCGTACTGCTTTGCCCACTCCCGCGCCGCAATGGCTGGGTTGGTAAAGTCTGGGAGAGCAAAAGAGGTCGCTTCCTTTGCAACTCGTTCGCATTCGATGAAGTAAAGACGTGCCTCCTTGCCCCTTGGCGTATTGCTCATCATTGCAATCTCTTTCGCAGCCGACAGAGTGAAAAAGTACTCAATTCTCCCCTGCACGGTGCTCGCCATTTTTGGCGAGCTTGATTTTTCTGCAATTTTGACGAAATCCGAGTCCTCAACGAAGCCGGCACGATCGATCTGAAATTTGATCCAATTCGAAAAGTCACGGCCGACGCCGAGGAACTTGTGAAGTTCGCGAGCGTTGCAGGTCTGGATCTGTTCTCCGCCGATGTCGGCAAGCAGAATTGGGATGAGTTCATTCATTGAGAATGCTCCAAAAGAAAAAGCCCCGGATTTCTCCGAGGCCTGTCAAGAAAAGTGGTTGCTTACGCTGTTAAGCGCTTGGGCTGTTGCGAAGCCCAGGACTTGTAGCAATCAAGGTCTTTGACCGAGTACCCCTGTTTAGCTAGTGCTTCTTCCATAAAGCCAAGTCCCAGATCATTAACTGCTTCCCAAAAATGAGCCGCGAGAGGGGATTTCACGCGGCGCAAGAGCGCTAAAAAGAGATTCAGATCGTCTCGAAAGAGATATCGCCAGTAATAGATAAAAACAACGATCCTCTCAGCCATAGCCTCATCGATGATGATTGATCCCTCGGGAATTGTCGGCGCCGAAAGCTGCGGTTTAAGCGTGCAGGTTTCGATGAGCGCGAGAGCAGCCTTCATCTGATCGTGTCTTAGGTCTTTGTAGCTCGCGATCTTGAAGTAGTCGTAAAGAGCGTTGTAGACCGTCTGATAGTGAACCGATGAGTTCTTAGCGCGCGCCTTGATAGCTTTGCGGATCTCGTACTGGTCTGTAGTCGTGATGAGCGCGGATTGGTTTGTTTCGTATCGTCCCGTGCGGTGAATCGCCGGCAGGACTTCGGACGTAACCCAGCGCTTGAAGCGCTTGGCAGTATCGAGCTTTGATCCGAAGATCAGGGCGTAGAGGCCGGATTCATTGACGGCGTTAGCGGTTTGAGTGCGACCGAGGGAGTCGGTGATTTCGACTTTGATCAGGTCTTCGCGGTCGACGTGCTGCTTGACGGCGTTCGTCGAGTCTTTAAACCCGAGCGCTTTGGCGACGTCGTTGGCGACGAAAAGCGGCAATTCGGGCGTGCCGAGTGCGCGGACTTGAGCGTTCTCGAAAGAGAAGCAGGTGATAGCAGACATTAGCGTCTCCTTTCTGTGCAGTTTTTCTACTGCGCACCATCCACCAAGATGGCGGGCAGAGCCTACGGGTTGGCGGACCGGCAGAAAGGTTCCGGCGCATCTTTCGATGCCCCGCAGGCTCTCCCCATAAGGAGGGCTGCTGATGGGGTGGCGTTTCACCACCCCATCTCGGAGGGGTTACCAAATCAGTAACCCCTTGCGATCAGCCAATAAAAAAGCCGCTTTCGAGACTTCGAGGCGGCTGACCGCCTTTCTGCTTCGGGCCGCCAAGCCCGATCAGCGCCGCTTTCGCGCTGACACAGGAAGAGTACTCGATCTGGAGGTGAACTGGTATTGAAATTTTGGACAGGTTGAAAAAGCAAATTTTAAATGCGTTTTGGCCTGTTCAATTTATCGACG